CTTTACTTGTTTTCTGTGTGTACATCACAGCATCTTTTCCATACTTCTTACGAAGTGCAGTAACCACATTATTGACAGCTATCTGAGATCTCTGCTGTGCCTGTTGCATTGCTTTCTTTCTCTCCTTCGCAGTCATTCCCTTTCGAGGAGCAGTGGTTGCATCTTTCTTATCTTTAGCTGGTGATACTCTTCCTTCATCTCTTGCAACATCATATCCCTCTTCACCCATCATCTGTTTTTGTTTCTTATTAACAACTTCCTTTGTTGTCTTCTTATCATCAGCCCCCTGTTGATCAGGCATGACTATACAGTTTGGGGACTTGGAGGATACCAGTCCCCCTTTTACTTTTTTACTTGTTCTTGGAAATCTAGATCAACTCTCCACGCAGAGAAACCTTCCTTGACTCGACCACGTTTCTTCGCAATTGCTTTTCCAATTGCCTTACGTCTATTAAGTAAATACTTATCTGTTGAATCATGATCACCATCATTGTCAATATCTTTATCTTCTTTACCGACAGCATCCATTCCCTCTGGAATCTTATATCTTTGCTCAGGTGTCAATGTATCTTTCTTTCGTGTTTCTTTTTTTTGTCCAGAAATAAAATTACCATAGTTACCATGAACTAATTTTTCTTCCATTTTCTTTTTCTTTTTCTTATTCTTATCAAGATAGTCTTTCATAGCACCACTCGCCTTTCCAGAACCTTTGTACAATCCATACTTAGTTCCTTCATCTACTTTATTACCACCTTGAGTTAAACCTGCTTTTAAACCCTCAATCTGTTTATCAGTTAATTTTTTACCATTCATCATACCTGTCTTGATAGCATTCTTTTGCATTTCTAACTCAGTTTCTTCACCTAAAAGTTTTTCCTTTGCCATTGATTTAACAACGTTAGGTGCTGGTGATTGTCCAAGTATCTGAAGAAATATTTTTCTTTTCTCTTCTTCTGTTGCGCCTTGAGGAACTTTTCCCTTTGCTTTATATCTTACATCTGAAGCTAATTGTGATGCTTGTTTTTCCATATCGGAATCACCAGCAGCGTGACCTGTTTTCTCTTCATAGACTTTATGATATGCACTCATCAAGTCATCTTGTAATTTTTGACTAAGCATTACTCTTTGCACGTTTTCTTCTAGATTTATTTATAAAATTAAGGATGATAGGATTATGAGAAAGTCTTTGAGTATATTGTCTTAAAGCGTCTGTTCCAATTTCTCTCTGATTTGCAGGCACACCAGATACCTCAGTAAACTTCTCAGTGATATCTTTAATCCATGATTTAAACATTATGTTCTCCTCAGTCACTGCGATAATATAATTTGCACCTGTGCGAATAATCTCACCTACCAATCCAGTATTATCATTCTCCACGATATCGCCAACACGGAATATATTTCCGTTCATATAGTTCTCACGAAGATTTTTCCAATCAAACTTAGGAGCAATTCTCCATGTTTCATTCTGTTGTTTCTTATTTGGTAACTTCATTCCTTTTTGTATCGCAGCATATAACTCTCTCGCTCTATCATCTTTCAAACTTTGTGGGATACCAGTTCTAAAAGTATCATAATCATCATCCGCAGCAGCCTTTCTTAACTTAGATGCGGACATAGCACTAACACCTTCTCCATCTGGATCACGATCTCCAGCAGATACAACATTGATACGGTCAAACTTGTAGAGTTTATTATTATATTTGTTTGCTAAGTTCTCAAATTCTTTTTGACGATCTTGTCCAACCACAATGTTAACAGACTTTGCACCTCTCTCGTTTGCACCTTTCAAGGCATCAAAGATTGTTTTTGTTTTTGGATTATTCATGATATGTTTCGCATGTTGTGGAAACATTTGTTGCATATATCCAATCTTTGTATCAGGGTCTAAAGGATTCTTTGCAGGGTCATTTGATCTTGATGGATAAATTTCATAGTTACCTTTACCAGCAACTTGTTTAACTTTGTTTAAAAGTTTTTCATGTCCTGTTGTAGGTGGATTGAAACGACCAAAAGCCACCGTCATATCAGCGTCGTTGGGATCCTTTGGATTAGGATTTGCAACGGTCTGAGAAGATAATGCTTCTGTTACGAATCTGGTAAAACTTTTCATATTTTCGGTGCGGGCATGGGATTACCCTTTTCCCAATTCTTGTCTGCTGTAAAGTTTGCACGACTGAACTCTAAACGATCTACAAGTTTAAGAGCCTGTCCTGATCTGATTGCAACAAATCCCTCTGGAGCTGTCACACGATAACCATCTGGTGTTCTTAAAAAAGTCCCAAAGGTATTCACCTTTTGCAACTTACGAATCATAAAATTTTTCGCAGCTTGTAAATTCATATAAGATGCAACAGTCATATATATTGCCTGTTGATTATCAGAAATAAATTTAAGGCCTTTATTCTTAAGTTCTAAGTATTTATCTTTTGTTGACTTCATCTTTTTAGTTGCAATCTCTTTGTCTAACGCATTAGAAAAATATTGTGCAAAGTCTCTTGCAGTATTACGAGCTCCAATTAAAGTTTTACCTTGACGAACATATGTGTTAAAGAAAGTCTTGAACATAATATTCAAAGTAAACTTATTCATATTGTTTGTTTTCATCATATCAAGAAAACGAGATGCTTGTTTTAAAGACCCTTCTGTTTTATTCACAAGATTTGCATAAGATGTTTTCTCCGCTTGAGTCATGTTTGCTTCACCTGATGCATTTTTAAAATCAGATGATGTTACAAATACGTTTGTATTACCTTGAATGTTTATGTCACCAAAACTCGCAGACATGGCATCTAAACTTCTTCCAGAGTATGAGGTATGAAATACAATTCCAAACTTCGCTTCATCTATTTTCTGTCCAATATCACTATCTTTTGGAACTGCATATACAATTGTATTTGGTTGAAATGCAATACATGTGTCACCACCTATCACAGCTTCATACTTATCATCAGTAAATAAAAGATCTCCCTGCACCACGTTTGGTATAGAAAGAGTAGAGAGATATTTGTATGCATCTTTAAGTTTATCCGCAAGTTGCCCAGGCGGATACATACTATCAACATCATTTTCAGAATATGATATCTTTGGATTTACCTTATTGAAAACAGACTTTGTTCCTACGAAAAACCTTCCGTTTTCTGGATTGACACCACAAATTATCGCAGGAGCTCCATCCCACTTCACTGTGACACGAGTGTCTGCCATACCTTGATCTAACATTTCTCCAAGAGATCGAAGAAAGGCAACTGCCTCCTTACCACCTTGAGATCCACCATTCAAGATATTGTCTTCTAAATGTTCGAGGTGAGTATTCTTCATTATCTTCTTTCAAACCCACTAATAGCATTGAACTTAACAGCAAGATTTTCAAACTGTCCTAACTTATGCAAGAAACCTGACTTGTTAGTTCTTGTAGAAAACTCCATATTTAATCTAATACCGTCTGATAGTGTTATAATAAACTCTTGTTTTGAAGCACCAACACTCGCAACAATAGATGTCGCTGCTTCCAGTCCAGCAGATAATTGATCATAAGTATTGTCTATATACGCAGTTGTCATAGTCGCTTTAACTTTAATGAAAGGAGTTTTTAGTTGCGTCTTTAATATTTGAGACTTTATAAATTTTCTTGTTTTTTTAATATCACTATTAAACAATCTAACAATCGCATCCCTTATCAAAGACAAATTTATATCATACAATCGATCATACTCCTTTGGATTTTGTTTCTCAAACTTTCCAAGTTGTTGTGCGAGTTGAGCAGATCCCCATTTAGTTCTAATATCACTGTCACTCACTCCAGCTTCTTTATACTGTGGATAAAGAGATTCTTTTAATGTCCGATAGTCATTTGGTTTTCCATAATAATCAAAGAGTGGTTTAACATATGTGTTAAGAATTGGTTCCTTTGAGGCGGAAGTACCAGCCTTTAAACTAACTCCTAACATTCCACCATTTGCATATTTAAGAAATATATCGCCTGGATTAGATGGGTCTACTCCTTTTGGTTTTGCACGATATCCCCAATAAACCTCTGCGATTGGATGTTTTTGATTATGATTATTCAACCATCTAGTTATATTTTTAGCATTAGTAATTTTCTCTTTCACTTTCATGTCTGGGCCTGGCTCAGATTGATCAATAACATCTTTCCCAGACTTTACATCATTCGCACCCAAGTAAGGGCCTGGAGCAGAGGGCCTTGAGGGATTGGATTGTAGGATTGCATTGTAAAAATCCTCTACAGATAAACTAGGACTTATTCCGTTAATAAATGCAATCGCTGGAAACAATTCAGTGATTGAAGCCATGAAAGTGGTCTGTTGAAATCCCTTTGATGGTTTAAATCCAATACGTCTTCTAGCACCAGATGGTAAAATAAATTCAGTTGCCTCTTGACTTGTAGATATTGACTTAACAAATACTTTACTTGGATTTAATCCAGCATTTGATAATTGTTCATTTAAAATATTCTGAGTTTCAAATCTTTTATCTGATATAACCAGATATATAACTGTTTTTGCATTTCCTGATTTTATTTTTACTGACTTAACATCTGACCTAGATTCAAGATTCTTAAGAATATTAAGCAGACCCTCTTCCTCATCTTCTGTGGTGAAAGATTTATATACTCCTAAGTCCATTATCTTGAAACATTTTTAATTATTTATTATCTGTTAAGGAAGTAATGATTTATGATTTCAATCTTTTCATGTGCTTGTGCAATCGCATTTATTTCTACATCGATTGTTCCCATCACGTCTGAGTGTTCACCAATACCTACAGGTTGGTTTAAATATATCTCAACATTCTGTTGATGTTTCGCAATCAAACCATTGTAGTATGCGATTTGACTTTTTAAAATCTGGTCACGCAAATTAATCATAAGTCTCCCTCTAAACGATTTTCTGATTTGTAAACATCGAACTCTCCGCCTGGATATCTTTTCTTCAACTTCTCCACATTACCAGCAATCACATCATCAAGTGTGATGTTAAGTGCCATACACGCCTGCATTACATACCACATAACGTCACCCAACTCAATAACAAGATGTTTTCGATTGTGGTCACTCCAAGGCTTACCTTGGAAAACCATCTTCTTAACAATCTCCATAAACTCACCACCCTCAGCACTGACA